CGATGACCCCACTATCTTCGATGCCCCTCCGGTGGCATCCCGGCCCACTGAGCCAAAGAGGGAGACGGATGCCGAAGCCTACGCACGCCTCAATGGTGCATCGGATGGATCCAGTGCCCCTAGCGGTGCTGGTGGGATGAGTGGCAATTCCCCACCGGCATCCGGTGCCTCAAGTGGTGCTGGCGGAATGAATGGTTCCCATCCTCCAGCCTCCCCCTATGGTGCTGCTGCTCCATTCTTTGAGCCTCAGAACCCGCTGGGGGTGGTGCTTCCTCCCTCGGCTCCATCGAACTACGCACGCAATCCCAACGAGGGTGGTGGTGCGAGTGCACCCCGGCCGGCAGGACCAAGCTACCACACGATCAAGGGTGGACCTCGGACGGCACAGTGGGGCTACCAGTACCGCAACGTCCCAGAGGAGGCCCGTGAGTCCATGATGGCTGCCCAGGATGATGCGGCCATGGCTAATCAGATGGGAGCCCTTGAGGGCCATGCTGATTGGGAGCGCCAGAACAAGGCCCACGAGGACGCCAACATCACCTTGGCCCAGATGGATGCCGAAAACAGCCAAAAGGAAGCCAAGCGCCTCCAAGAGCAACGATACCGTAGGGAGCAATTGGATCGTGAGGTGTCGGAGCTGGAGACGGACGTCAACCCCAACAACTATTGGGAGAACAAGTCAACATTGTCCAAGATCCTGCTGTCGGTTGCCATCGGGGCCGGTGCCCTCGGTGGTGCGATGACGGGCCAAGGTGGAAATCAGGCCCTCGGGATTGTCAATGACCAAATCGGACGGGACATTGATGCCCAGAAGGAAGCCATCAAGAACAAGAAGGCCAAGCTGGACCGTAAGGAGTCCCTCTATGCTCGGATGCTGGACCACTACGGTGATGAGCGGAGGGCGGAGCTGGCAACCCGTGCGGCCATGATGGGACGCATTGAAAGGGAAATGGGTCTGCTCGCCAATGAGGCCAAGGACCCAACCCGAGCGTCCCAGATTACGCGGATGCAAGCCGAAGCCAAGATGGCTCGTGGTCAGATGATCAATGAGCTGGACGGTCGCAACGTCTCGGAGACGGTGGTCAACGTCCCTGACCGGACCATCGCGGTAGGTGGAACCCCGGCCCAGAAGCCGGACAAGGCCGGCGCCAAGGCGTACGCGGCAGATCGGGCCAAGTACACCTTGGATGAATTCGATCCCCTCTACCGGGAGGGAATCACCCGCATGAGGCGTTACGGCAAGGGGCAGGATGTCCCCGGCCTGAGAGCCTCGGACCGGTGGATCGTGGACAACGTCCCCGGGGGCATTGCCGCCCTCAGGGCCAAGGCCGGGGATGAGGCCGCCGATAACTACCAGTGGAGCATTGCAATGGGCAACAAGGTTCTCCGTGCTGAGTCCGGCGCCGTCATCTCCCCCGATGAGGCCCGGAAGAAGGCCGTGGAATTGTTCGGTGATGGAACCTCGGAACAGGTCCAGAACGGCATGCGTCGCGCTGACACGGTCCGCCGTAGCCGTGAGGATAACCTTGCAAGGGGCCATGGTCCGGCAGCCGTCCAGACCTATTGGGGCAACCCCTCAGCACGCGACAACACACCACCGGACGTGGGCTTCCGTGGAGCTGGAAACGAGTAGACCATGCCAATCACCGTATGGGACAACGAAGCCGGCAAGGAAGTCCAGGTCAATGAGTCTGAGCTGGCCTCCGGCTATCAGGCGGGACGCTACCGTGTCCAAGAGGGCCAAGCTATCCCCGTCATGGACCCATACGGGGCTGTGGGCACTATCGACGCCTCCAGGGCCGCCGAAGCATTTGGTGCCGGCTACGAGGTAGTCCCGGACGCTGTCTACCAGGACGCACGCAACAGAGCGATCTACGGGGACACCGGCTCTCAGATTGCAGCTGGTGCTGAGGGTGTGGCCCGTGGTCTGTCCCTCGGATTCTACGATGCGGCAGCCAACGCCATTGACCCAGAGTATGCACGTGAGGCCCAGCTCCGTGCTGAAATCAACCCAACCACGGCCGTAGCTGGCGAAATCGGTGGTGCCCTCCTCCCCATCCTGCTGTCCGGTGGTAGTGGTGCTGCTGTCGAAGGTGGGAGCCTAGGGGCTCGTGGCGCGGCCCTAGCGGCCCGTGGCGCCCGTGCCGCAACGGCCCTGCCCCGTGCGGCTTCGGCCCTTGGCCGGGCCGCTGGCTCTGGCGCTGAGAGGCTCGTAGGCACTGAGGCCGGTTCCCTCTTGGGGCGCGTCGCTCAGAAGGCCATCGTGACCGGTGTCGAGGGTGCGGCGGAGTCCCTTCCCTATGCAATCGGCCATGGGGTGTCAGAGGCTTCCCTTCACCCGGAGAAGACATCGGAGCAGATCCTGGCCGGCATCGGCCTTGAGACCCTCATGGGTGGCCTTGCCGGTGGTGTGCTGGGTGGTGGTGCCAAGCTTGGTTCTGAGTCCTACCAGAGAATTGCACGCGCTGTTTTTGGTGAAGGCACCCACCCTCGCCTTGGTGAGGCCATCGTCAAGGGAATGTCTGCCCTCTCGGGGGACAGCGCGGATGACATCTCCCGGATTGCGATGGGTGATGCCGGTGAGGGCTTCTTCTCAGCATCCGCAAGGAAGAATCGCCAATTGGCTTTCCACGAGGGCCAAGGGGTCCGGGACCGTGTTGCCCGTGACCTCACTGAGTCACTGGATGATGCCCGTGCCGCTTTGAGCAACATCCAGGAAAACTACATGGGTCTCTCCAAGATCGATGCTGTGGACAAACTCCTCCCCAAGGAGACACGGCAAGCCCAGATCATCGCCAACAGGAACTACCTCAAGGTGGTGGATGAAGCTCTGGAGAAGATGGCCGGGTCCAAGGGGACCGTCTTCAAGAGCCAGCTCAAGGACCTCAGGGACGTCGTGAAGGCCCAACGGGGCCGCCTGGAAGCGTCAATCCGGGGCCGTGGCGCTACGGCTGCCGGGCCGGAGGCCACCGGCTATGCCGCGCTCGATGAAGTCAAGCGACGCTTGCAAGGTGCCATCGAGGCCAGCACGGCTAGCCTCCAACGCTCCCCAAAGGTGAAGGTCCAGGCATACGGAAAGCAGACCATTGACCACCTGGAGGGCCTCCAGGAGCAGATCCGCCAACACCTGATGAACGAGGATCTGTTCGGCATGGCTGCCGTTGCACAACGGGAGGTCAATGACCCCTGGATGCGGATGATTGCGGCCAATAAGAACCTCAGCCAACGGGCCAGGCTCTTCCAGCAGTTCAAGGCTGGTGAGGTCGCAGAATACGGCAACCAATGGCGTGCTGACCCCGAGCAAATCACACGCTACCTGGACAGCATCACAGACCCCAAGAAGGACCTGGTCCATTCGGACCTAAAGCAGTGGTTGGATCAGGGTGAAAAGTTCTCCGCTGCTGTGGGCAAGTACGGATCAAAGGGTGAGTTCGCCGATGAGACGTTGGGAGCGGCCGTCAAGAAGTACCAGGACGCCGTAGGGCGCATCCGTGGGGGCCTCGGTGAGGTTGAGGATGCGATCGTCCTCCAAAACCAAGCCAAGGCCCTGTCCACAAGCGGAATATTCGAAGGGTCCGATCTGGGCCTCGGAGCTGGGCTCTCCTACGTGGCTGACTCGGTTGTGCCCTTCGCGGCATCCGGGGTGGTGGGTGGCCTCAAGGGGGCTGCCAACGCCCTCTCAGCCCCCGGTAAGACCCTCCGCCAGCTTGCCGCAATCGAGCGCCTTGCCTCCGGCGTGTCGAGCAAGATGGACGGTGGTGTCACCAAGTACATCAACGCGGTTAAGAAGGCTGCCCAGACAGGATCGTATGTCTCCAAGAAGGCTGCCGTTCGTGGGGCCGGAGTGGCCTCAAGAAGGAAGGACACCAAGGAGAGCAACCGGAAGGCATACGAACGCACGAAGGCCCGTCTAGAGGCCGCCAAGGCGGACCCTGAGGGTGTTCGAGAGCGGTTGGCCCGTAGCACCCGGAACATTGCCGCCGATGCCCCCCAAATCACCGAAGCCCTCCATGCACGGGCCATCAAGGCCAATGACTTCTTGGAAAGCAAGCTCCCCAAGACTCCCGAGGCTTCAAGTCCGTGGCGCAAGCCCACCCTCTTGGACTCGGAGCTTGCGAAATACGCAAAGTACGTCCGAGCCACGGAGGACCCCGTTGGGACCCTCTCCAAGGAGCTGGATGACGGCACCCTCAGCCGGGAGACGATGGAGACGCTAGACGCCCTCTACCCGGAGATGGCCCAGGACGTCCGCACCAGTGTCACCGAGCAACTGGCCTCGATGAAGGATCCACCTCCCTACCCGGAGAGGGTCCGGCTATCTATCCTCTTGGGGACACCGTTGGATGACAGCCTCAACCCGGCCAAGGTGGCGATCTACCAAAACAGCTACACCATGCCCGAACCCCCGAAGCCAAGGCCGATGGGTGGGTCCGCCATGGAGAGCATCTCCAAGAACTACGAGACGACACTCAACCGCCTGTCCGTGTAGGGACGGCACGTAAGGATCGAAGCCATGGGATACGAAGCACACGGACTTAGCAAGTTGGTCTACGATACGGCCGTTGCAGCTGGGACCCAATACTACCCAGACCCCGATGGGGCCGGATGCCTGGAGATGGGTGGCCGGACCGTCGCCACACTCATGCTCAAGACAGCAGCCGGCACCACCACCACGATCGAAGCTACCCTCATGAGGGGCACCCCGGCCGATGGTGTGGCGGAGGAGTGGAAGGACATCACCCTGTCCTTCCAGGACTTGGCAACGGGGTCCGGCGCGAGCGCCAGCTACACGGACACTACGGCCATCCTCCAGGCCAACGGCCTGAACATTCACAAGCTCCGGATCAAGTCCGTCACGACGGGCGGAGCATCGACTGAGGGCTACTGGCTCCGGGCCATGTAGGCCGGTGCGTGACTGATTGACTGACTGACACATAACCAACCCCGCGAGACGTGCGGCCCAGGCCAGCAATGGGGTTGAAAAAGGCATGAAGCATGGTCGCACGTCTCTATCCGCGAAAGAACATTGGGACCCGAGTCAAGGGCGCATCCAAGGCCATCGGGATCGGCTTCGGTGGGTCCAGGTGGGACCCGTCCAAGCTCGGTGATGCCTTCTGGTTGGACCCCGTGGGACGGGCGGACCTGGTCACGTATGCGGCACAGCCGACATGGCCAGACGGTGATATGGAGGCTGCTGGGACAGCTAGCTGGCAGGACCTCTACAACGCCCCGGACCTGCTGACTAAGGAACCTGGATCTGCGACCGGTTCGGGATCGCAGGTCCTGCGGCTAGGTGTAAGTCCTGCGACGATTGTGGACGCCGCTCAGCTCGGGACCGGAGCTGCCATAGGGAATCGAGAGCGGCACACATTTTGGTCAAGGGCTGATGCAAGTTACAACGCCGCTATAGCGGACCAGGGGGCTAACAGCGTCGCATTTGCTGTTAGCCCAGCATGGGCACAATTCGTAGCTGAATTTACGCCTACAACAGGTTGGCGCGACATCCAAAAAGGCTCAACACGATCGGCCAATTGGCTGGATGTCGACAACTGGTCAATCGCCAACCTCTCAGTGGCATCCATCGAGCCCCGCACGGGGATGCTCAACCGCTGCAATGACGGCAGGATGGAATACGCCGGGACATCACAGTGGGGAGTATGGGGATCGGCCACTCTGACGAAAGAGGCAGACCCGTACGAGGGAACCCAGTGCTTGCGAATTGCATATAATGGGGTGATTGATCCAGGGGCAACCAAGGGCGGCTTCACCTCAGGGCACACGTACAGGGTTGCTGGCGTTGCTCGCAGCGACGGAACCCAAGTCCCTTATATCTACCACGGAGGGTCGTCTACTACCATTTGGACGGGCACTAATTCTACAGACTGGCAACCGTTCGACGTGACGTTTGTGTCCACTGGTGCAGCGAGTGAGATCCGTTTCTATTCTGGGTCCAGTGCTGGCTACGTCGAATTCGACGCCATCGAGGTCTATGACTTGGATGCCCCGGCCGGGACCGTGGGTCAGGCCACGGCCACCAAGCAGGGCTGGATCGATCCTGACACCGGGTGGGTACGGTTCGATGGGACGGCGGACCTGGAGTATTCGAGCCTCCCTCTTGGGGCCTTCGATTTCCTTCACGATGGCCGTGAATGGTCCTTCGGTGCTGCCGTCCTCATCCCCGATCTTTCATCCGCAGCCACGCACCAGGTGTTCGGCAACATCTACATTGTTGGCTCCAACTTCGGTGCGAGTCTGCTGGTCCGAAGCACCGGGCAAATCTCAATGTACATCGGCAACGGCACGGCATCACCGGCCGTGAACAACGCCGCAAGTGCTACAGGAGTCATCGCCAGCGGAGTCCCAGCAATCATCACCGGGTCCTACGACACAACGACTGGACACGTGCACGTGTGGGTTGATGGGGTGCTGGTCATTGATCAAGCGCCTACAGCCTCCATGGTGGCCGGCCTGCCTCAATACGCAATGTCCTTCGGGGGGTCCCTTGGTGCCGGCTACTACATGGCAGGCATGCACGCCGATGTGATCCTCCGCCCGTCTGCCCTCACGGACACCGAGCGGACCAACCTGGAGCGGTTCCTCTCGAACAAGCACAGGATCCCACTGGCCTCCGATCCCCTCTCGGATGCGGAGCTTGAGGGATGGACGGGGCTGGTCACCTGGGTGGACCCGTCCTACTCCGGGACCTACACGTATGCGGCCCAGCCGACACTGGCAGACGCTGACATGGAGGCAGCCGGGACGAGTAGCTGGGCCTACATGGCAGATCGCTGTGCGCTCTCGAAAGAGACGGCGGACCCACCGGAGACCGGGTCGCGGTATCTCAAGATCCTGACTACGGGATTGTTGGACTTTTCCTGGGCGTACCAGAATGTTTGCACAGTAGGCGCACGCTACAGCATCTCAGGATGGGCAAGATCCACGAATCAAAGTGGTAACATCTACATAGGTTCTAGCTTCAGTGAACAGGTGGCTACCAACGGTGCGCCGTGGACCGCTTTCTCCAAAGAGGGAACGACGTCTGATTCGTATGCGTACTTTGGCAGCTCAAGTAATGCGTTGGGCAGCATCTCTGAGTGGGACAACATCACGATGACGTCCCCTTCCCTCGCAGCCGTCACCCCGAGGGCCGGGTCGGTCACCGATGACTTCGCCAATGCCACAGCAACGGCGATGCCCTGGGAGGACAGCACGACGGGAGCGATCCGATACGTCAACGACTATGTTGACTCCGGGGCAGCCGCTGCAAGCTGGAAGTGCTTGCATGACAATACGGCCGCCTCTGGCTTCTTCGTGTTCACGCCTGACGCGTCAGGAGACGGTACCTGGCGTGGTCTCGTTGCTACCGGAGGGTCCGCGTCGGCAGATGCCCACTTTGTCCTCAGGCTGGCAGACAATAATAGAGCTGTTGTGCTTGTTGGGAGCGGGGTATCGTGGGTAGTTCTTGATCAAGGGAGTGCCGCCGGGTCAGTCCTGGGTGGTTCCACGTATTTGGTTGAATGGCACAAGGACGCATCCGGCACATATCAGGTGTGGTTGAACGGCACGAGCGTCGCCTCTTCATCGGCAACGTTCTCCGCCTCCAACCCACCGGTCACGCTTAGACTCGGGGATCAAAGCCCAGCAGCATACCCGTTCGTTGGGCAGCAATGGGACACTTTGGTGCTCAGTCGCCAACTCTCCCTCACCGAGAAGACCAGGCTCCGCACCAAGCTCGCAAACAAGCACGGTATCACCCTCCCCTGAGGTACCCATCATGGCAAAGATTCTAGAGACCAAAGACCAAACAATCCTCCTGGACGTCAAGGCGATCCAGGATGAGGACGGGGGAGCCACCCTCAATGGTCAGCCCCGCATCGGCTGCAAGAAGATCGGCGGAGTCTACATCCCCCTGGACCAGCTCCCCGGTTACGACCCCTCCAAGTGGCGAGGGACCAAAGAGGTCTACGCCGTGGAGACGGACGAGACGGACCCCACCCTCAAGCGCCTCCAGCTCACGGACGATGTGGTGAGCAAGATTGAAGCCGCCAAGCTCAAGCCGGCCAATGAGAGGGACGACAAAGAGACCAAATTGGCAAAGGCGGAGCTGGTCAAGGACAAGCCCCCGAAGGAGTAGCCCTCATGGACACCATCACACACTGGGCCTCTGTTGCCCTCGCCTGGGCTGTAGCCCACCCGGAGTGGTCAATCCCCATTGCCGTCTACCTGGTGGTCAACGTGATGCCCAGGAAGCCACCAACGAATCCAACGTTGCGGCGTCTGTGGGGGGTCTCAGAGCGCCTCATGATGCTCTCATGGGATAGGTGGGGTGGACGGCTCAAGGCCCTCGGACTCGTGCTTCCTGAGGCCCCAAAGGAGTAGACGCAATGACCCGTGACCCGAGCTATCCCGAGGGAGAACGGTGCCTTCTTCACGCAAGAGAGGTGACCGAAGCCAAGCAAGCCGTTGCCGAGCTGAAGTCCGACGTCCGAGATCTCAAGGAAGACAGGGACCGTGACAGCGGCTTCGTGAGGGACATCCGGGACCGGCTCGTGCGGGTGGAGGTCACCCTTGAGACATTGTCGAAGGTCATTACGAAGCAAACGGACAGAGCCCAAGAGGCGTTCTTCAGATACGTATGGCCGATCATCCTCATCGTGTTGACGGCCGCCGTTACCTACTACCTCCAAAAATGAAGATGGGAATCCCAATGACCCGCAAAGAAGTGATCGCCATCGTTTCAGGCTCTTTCCTCGGTGGCCTGTGCCTGCCCCTCATCTGGGGTTGCAACAACCACACAGTCCAGGACACCACCCCCCAGGTCATCGAGATCCTGGCGGAGAACTGTGTCACCATCGCCACCCTTCACGGCCGGGAGGACATTGCCAAAGCTTGCCAACTTGCAAGCTCGGGATCGGAGTTGCTCCGGCTCATCCTCAAGGCCCAGGAGGCCAAGGCGCTCCAGGCCGAAGGTCCCGTCTGCCCCGTCGACACCCCTCACACGGAGGAGCCGGACTCGGCACCGGCTGAGGACCAGTGACCTACCCCAAAGGGTGGCCCCCCACCGAAACTACAAAGGTCACCTGGGACACCGGGGGCCAAGTCCTCAAGGGCCTCGATGAGGTCAGCCTAGCCTCCTACGTAGTGGGCATTGCCAGGGCTCTGGTGGGCCTAGGGGCCAATCCGGCAGACCCGGCTAGGCGTAGGGCCTACCTGGACCTCATTGGGCCGTTCAACGCGCCCCACGAGCAAGCAGACATGGCCCGCAAATCGGGGTGTGGGCTCACCACCCTAGGGCTGCTCCGATGTTGTGGCATCGGCAATGGCCCCGATGCCGGCCGTGAGGTCTGGGCGCCCTACAGGTCCGGATTTGCCTTCACAGATCTGGGCACTATTGGCCTGCGTTGTCACGCGCGGAAGAACTGGGACACGGAGCCGGTGCCGGCTGACATCGTCATCATCGGCACGGACCCCCCGGCCGGTGCCAGTCCGGAGGTCATCGCCCAGACCCGGGCCGGGTGGGGGATGCCGGGGCATGCCATCATCGTGACCAGTGTGATCGATGGCCGGGAGGTGGAGACGGTGGAAGGGGGCCAGCTCGATGAGGAGGGCTTCCAGATCGTGAAGGCCAAGAGGCGGCCAATCATCCGCAAGGGCTCCCAGGTGTGGATCGGTGACCGGCGCGTGTATGCCGTGGTGAGGGTGCGGGAGATGGGCCAGTGGATGACGGAAGGGGCTACTTGGCCGATGCTTTAGCTTTGGCTCGTGATTCAGCGATAGCCCGGCGGACATCCTGAGGGAGAACCAGTGCTAGGGCGTGCGTTCCATCGTCCGTCTCCAGTTCACCGTGCCCGTGGACCTCGACAGTCACGCCGATCGTCGTGAACCTCATATCACTGGGCTCGGGGCCCCCATCGTAGTATCGGCCCCACGGGTTCCGCAGGACCCAGATGTAGGGCCAGTGATTGAAAGTGTGGCACGCATCGATCCAATCTAGACGGGCCTCCAGCTCATCCGCGTCGTAGTCGTAATACAGATCCACGTTCAAATCACGGCGTGCCCCCATAGCGTCAATCCTCCTCAACCAGCATCGGCCCAGTTATTGGGTCCGTTCGGTGCTGATGGCGGTACTACGACGGCCGGGGGTATGGAGTTCGGATTTATTTTTGGTGGGGGTGTCGATTTTCGAAACCGGCCCGCAAATGGCTAGAGGCCCTTGAGCTTGCACAGCTCTTTGACCCCTGGCGCAGAACCGTACTGGTAGGTGCATTCTCCGCCCATCGACTCACAGAGGGCCTTGCGATCCTCATAGTCGAGCCCACCTAGAGTCAATTTGCACTGGAAAGTGCAATGGGTTTCGAGAGGACCCGTGTAGTTCCACCACGACTCACTACTCGTCCGGAGGTCCTCCAGGTAGCCGAGCATTTCTCCGGGGTCGGTGGGGGCACAGATCATATCGGGCCGTGGCTCCCCGTCCACGAAGGGGCGCAATTCTGGAAGCCTAAAGTTCAGCGTCCGGCAATAGTCCACACACCTACCCCACAGGTCCCCCGGCTCAGTGCCCTCGTAGGGGTCCCAATCCTCCCCGTGGAGCACGGTGTCAATGAGACTGACCTCCGGCGCGGCATCGAGCGCCGGGCCGGAGTCCAGCTCGGGGACGGACCCGAGGGGGCCTCCCAGCCCTTCTGGGTCGGAGCCACAGCCTACCAGCGCCAGCGCCACTACCATCATCCACCGTGTCATGATTCAAGCCTCCATTTCCAAGCTTCCCCTGAGGCTGGACCCGCGTCAACCGGCCTCGGGATTCTGGTTTCCATCCGGGGACTTGTCCCGGTGAAGCTCGATGGTGTCGCGCCCCTCCTCCACGAAGGTGTGGGGGGCCACCTCACGATATGTCGCATCCCTGATGGTGACCACGTAGCGGACCGGCTCCCCGAAGGTCACGGTCCACGGATCCACGGTGCCCTTCTTAGGGAACGTGATCCGGATCCGGTCACCTTGTTTGGAGAAGGCAATCTTCTCTGTGCCGAGTAGGTCACGGAGGAGCTGGTTGCGCCCTCTTGGGTCCTTCGTGGCTTTCATTTTGCGTGCCACGGAGTAGGCCCGGTCCAGGACCCCGGCCTCATCCTGGGCCTTGCGGTCCCTCTCAGCTATACTGGATTGGATTGTTGCAATCTTGGCTTCCAGCGTCTGCATTTCGGTGTGGATGGGTGCCCATTCTTTCTCGTAGGCGTCCAAGGAAAGCATCCCCTTCCTGTGGAGGTGAACTAGCCTCCCCTCCCCCTCTCGAACGTCACGAAGGGCCGCTCTAGCGTCCGCAAGCTTGCCTTCCAGTCCGTTGCCTTGGGCCTCCTGAACCTCGGCACCGGCAAGGACCATGGCCCAGGTCCCGGCAGCCGTCCAAAGCCACCTCTCCAGCTCCCCATCGTAGCGGGCTGAGACACGGCAGAACTGGCACGAGAGGTAGGCCCGGTGCATGTCCTTCGGGTTGGCCTTCACATGGATTTGCATCGTGTGGCCGCACCCCGGACAACGAAGGGCACCGGAGAAGGCATGGACTCGCTTGCCCCGGGGCTTGGCCTTCGTGGCCGTTGCAGCACGGAGGCGGAGGTAGGTGTCCCTGTCGAGGATGGCCGGGACCTTCACCGTGGCCTCCTCCCCCTGGTAGGTGTAGCGGATGACTCCCAGGTAGCGATCGGCCTTCTTCACGAATAGCCGCCAAAGGTAGCCCTGGTCCCATGACCCAGCCTTCCCAGAGGGCCGGGGGATGCCTTCCTCCGTGGCCCGTCGTGCGGCATGAGCACATCCACCCTCGATGACCCATCCCGCAATCTGTCGGACGTGTGTGGCCCGCACGGGGTCAATTACGATGGACCATGCACGCCGGGGGTGCTCGGGGTCATCCGGCTTCGTGCGGTAGCCGTAGGGCAGATGTCCCCAGATGGGGGTCCCTTCCTTGAGCTTTTTCTTCATCGCGCGGATGACACGTTCCGTCCGATCCTCGTTCTCCTGTGAGGACATCCCCGTTTCGACGTTGTAGAGCAGGACCTGTGTGGGATCCACGTAGCCCCTCGTGGTCAGTATGCGGACGTCATGAGCCACGAGGGTCCGTTCGATCCGGTGGCAGTCATCGAGGGACCGGACGTTCTTCATCGAGCGACGGAAGAGCCGGTCCACCTTCACGGTCACGATGGCATCGGCCTGGACCTCACCTGATTCGAGCTGGTCCAGCATGGTGCCAAGCACGCGCCGATGAAGGGTCCTCCCTGACCTCCCCTCGTCCAGCCAGTACCGTGAGCCGTCCGGCGCCGGGATGACCTCTACGGGGCCGTCCAGGCCCTGTAGGAGTCGTTCCAATTCGGGGGGCTGGCTCTCGATGGTCTGCCGGTTCTTCTGCTCGGCGCTGGAGACGCGAGCGTAGAGGATGACCTTCGTGGGCTTCGTTTTTGGGGAGCTGGGCATCTGGTGAGTATGTCACTATAACTTGACCCGGTCAAGGTCTAGTCACGTTCTAGTGACGCTTCTCCCGGAAAGGCGATCGTATTGTGCTCGGAGTTGTTCGATTCGCACACTACCGGCGCTAGGCCCCCTCGGCATTTGATCTGGTGGTCCTGAATCGTCGGGAGGTAGGGGTATAGACTCGTTCAGTTTGGCATAGTGTGCTTGGATGTTGTGCCACAGGACGTGGCGCAATCGGTTTGTGTACCCGGTTTCATCCAGCCCCCTGTAATTCATAGCCCGGGTGAGCAACAGGAACCATCCGTGCTGCTCACTGCTCCGAGAGTCCGGGATCAATTGAGCTAGCTGCCCCCATGTAGGCGCGTTCCCGGATCCTCGGGGCATGTCCTTGGGGACGGCCACCTTGTCCAAGCTGGTGAGGGCGCACGGGTCCGATGACCCGAGGTTGCCCACCCCATCGTCCCGGAGGGTGAGGTCCGGGGGTTCGTCCTCCGGCGCGGCAACCTCGTGGGAGGGGTAGGTTCGTTCGTTGGGCTTCATGGCTGTTGCTCCTTGCTCCGGGCATATCGCTCCCGGCGTAGTCGATTGATGCGCTCGCGCTCCTCCGGCTGGGCTCGCTTGATCTTGATGGCGTCGTAGCGGGCCTTGTCGTAGGTGGCCTTTTTCGCCTTGGCCTCCGGCCTCGATTGCCGTCTGCGATCCCGGACCGCCTTGAAGTGCTTCCAGTCCGGGGTGCTCCAGATGAAAACCTCAAAGTGCTTTCGGGCCTGGCCCGGGAAGCCCATGGGGTCGGCAACGGACAAGGCTGTGATTTCTCTCTTGTAGGCGAGCCAAACCCCATTGACCTTGGACAGCTCCTTGGCCTTGCCCGGTTCAAGGTCGCGCATCTGCTGGAGGACCGAGGTCCGGAAGGCCAACAGGGGATCCCATTGCTCAGGCATGGGCCACCTCCCACGAGGACATGTAAGCCTCCAGTTGCGGCGAGTAGATCGGGCACTTCTTAAGCGGCGTGTCGTCCTGGTCCTCTACGATCCAAATGGGGCTATTCAATTTCTCACGTCGTTTGAGCGCGTCAAGAAAGACGGTGTCGAAGTCCTTGAGCTTTTGCGTGAGATACCCAACCCGGACCACCAGCAGATCGGGGGGCTCCACCAGATCGGGGATCCCTGTGGTCTCCTTCGCCTTTGCCAAATTGGCCTTGTCGGCAAAGTTGGCGGTCCGCACATCCTCGTCTGTGATGATGCGGAAGGACCACTCTAGAGTCAGGCCCCACATCCGGCGCACCACAGCATGGAGGATGTGTGGGGCCAATACGGACCACGGGCCGATGAGATGCATGGACGTGTCTGTCTTGGGGTCCAGCTCCCCCGAGGGGGGCATTTTCACGCCGCGAAGGCCATGGAGCCTTGGGCGGATTGTTCTCCAGATGAGGCACCGGCACGGCCCGGGGCCTGAAGTTGCATCTCCCTTTGCGTCTGTGGTGGGTACGATAACCCACCCGCTCCCATCACACCATGGGCACTTGTTCGTGGTGGGCTCGGGGTTGGGCTGCTCTTGCTTCGGATTTGTGATCGTGAGCATGGCTATACCTCCCCCATCCAATCAGCGCCGTCATCAACGTGCATGTCCGGCAGGTTCGAAACCACAGGGTTTTCAATACGCCGGCACTTGAGCCTTGCCCGAAGCAAGGTAGGAGGGAAGTGGGCCGTGTCCCTCGACTTCAGACACGAGAGGAGAGTCGTCTCATTGTCCCTGTGATTGTCATCCAGGTAGGTGGCCGTCACGAAGTCCGCCGATCGTTCTGCCTCGTTCGCGAACGCTAGATGGTAGAGGCTGTAGACTCCGCCGTTTTTTTCGGCGTGCTGGAGGCCCTGGCGGTTGATCTGGGCCAACAGAAGGACGGGGACGCCAATGCCCTCCGATGCTTCCTTGTGTCTGAATTGCAATGCTAGAGCTTTGGAATCCCGGAAGATCGAATTCTGCTCCACCAGGTAATTGTGGTTTCTACGCCGTGGCATAACCAGGCCAGCGTGATCGATCACGATGAGGTCAATTGCCATCGAGCGCTCAACCTCCATCGCGTGGTTGCGGATGTCATCGATCGTGACGTCCTGGTCCGGGCACCACACTCTGATCTGGCAATGCTCATTGTTGCCCTCCCAGTCGGCCAGGACCTCATCGTAAAATGCCCGATCCTCGGGTGATAGTTGGGCGTCCCGGACCTGGATGTAATCCAATGCACGGCCACCAAATCGGGGGTCCCCACTGTGGCACACGGCCGCTATCCGGTGGATTTGGTCCTTCGGCATCTCAAGCGAGACATAGAGGACGTTGCGCCGATGACGCGCACGGGCAGTGACCGCCCAAGTCATCGCCAGAGTCGATTTGAGATGGCCAGCAAACCCGGCATGGACGTGCAATTGGCCGGGACGCAGCCCCCGGAAGGTCCTGTCCATGACCTCGATGCCGCTGATTACACCCCAGGCCCGGGAGGGGGATGCCAAGATCCGGGCATACTCCTCACGCAACTGGTTCGATTGACCGATGTCTCCAGCCGTGTCGGCCGGCTTGCCCTCGTCTGGGATTGGATCCCACAGCCGGGGGCCTAGAAATTCGGCAGCATCACGAGGCCCCTGGAGATGCTTCTTCTCCCGGCCCTCCTTGACCTCCATGCCCTTGCTCACCACCTCCTGGGCGTCCTTGAGCAACTTGAGCATTTTGATCTTGCTCAGCTCCTGGGTGGCCCCCTCCAGGAGGTAGTGATAGTTGGTGCCTACGTAGAGGGTCTTGGCCTCGATATCCTTGAGGCGTTCGAGTGCTTCCACCCCGGATGGCATCGCCTCGAAATACTCTGCCATGAGGGCTACAGGCGGGACCCCCATTGTGTTCAAAAAGAAGCCCCGGACGTAGGTCCAGATGGCTGCGTCATCCGGCCGGCCCCACTCAATACGGCCTTGGTCGATGGCACGCGCTAGCATCCGATGATTGACCAGGAGGTCATTCACGTCATCGGACGTGCTGAATTGAATTACCCCACGCAACAGTCTAGACATGGTCAGCCCTCCCCCGTGCCATCAATCACCAGCTGGCGAGGGTCGGGGGCCGGTGGCTCGATGGTGAGGTTGTTCTCCCTTGCCCAATCCGAGAGGGCTTGCTTCACGAGGTCGCGGAGCTGGACCCCTCGTCTCACGGATTCGAGCTTGAGGGCCTTGTGTAGGTTTTCTTGAATCGCAACGTTCCGCATGAGCATGACGTTCTCCTTGGCCCGGAGGGCCGATGAGTTGGTCACGCTGATGCGGTACAGGGGGAGGAGGCTCACACTACGGAGGTGGGAGGTGGCCTACGCTACAGGGGCAGACCATCAGCGATCTGTATGTATGTCTGAGAGGGTGTGTTTCGTCTCCAATGTTGTGGTGTATTGGAACCTCGTGAACTTTTCAAACGAGGTCAAGCACCATCTTCGATTTTTCTACCATGAAGATTGTCCCACATTGTAGTTTGTCGTTCACACCTACTCTCTCTCTGATCTGATCTGGGGTCCATCCCAGAGATTAACAGAGAGAGAGTAGGTGTGAACGACAAATGGGGGTTGATGGCCCCCTCTCGGGGGCCTCATGGCATCAACCCTCCCCGGCCATCTCCCTCATGGTGGCTCGGCACTGGCGCTCCAGGAGGTCAGCCTCTAGCTCAGCCTCTACTGTGTCACACGCCTCACGGAATCCATCCTCACCGGCGCGGAGACGATCCAGGATACGGTCCAGGACGATGATGGGGATCGATGCCGAGCCTACCCACCAGGTGGAACCATGGCCCACCTCAGGGCGGTAGTAGATCGTGAGGCCGGGCAACTCGATTCTCCAATGGGTGACTTCGGGGTGGTGGGCCGCCAAACGGCGGACTTGATCCCCAACGCCCTCGTAGGTCGTGTCCCCGGTCCAGGTGGAAATGACTTGATCGGTGTAGATGATAGCTCTCATGGTCAGCCCTCCGAAGTGGTGAATGGATTGCCCTTCACGTTGGCCGGGGTCATCTCCACCCGGACCGTCTCCTCCTCCGCCTCAGATGCCCCGTCCTGGCCCTCGATGGCCTCGGGGGGTGTCTGTACCCCTCCGGCCCCTAAGAGGCCCTCAAGGGCCTCCTCAGCCAGAGCGCGGATGGTCGTCCGGCCTTCGGCTGCTCTGACTCTCAGCCGGTGGTGTAGGTCGGGGTTGATGGCGAGATTTTGGTAGCGCATGTGTGCCTCCTCTTGAATTGTTATCTCACAACATTGCAATTCAAGTGCCAGAATCCTACAGCCATATTTGCCTGGCCGGTGTCCAGATCAATGCAGCCTTGTAAGATTGCAATTCATCCGTGAAAGCATCGCCGATTTGATAATCAATAACGCGAACTTAACACAAGAGGCCGGCCCTACAGCCCGTGCATACCGAACTGTAAGTACGCGTTGGAGTTCACAATTGCGAATATGCACAACAGCCCCTTAACCGGCCTGGCACGTCCGCCCTCACCGACGTAAAATGAGGCATGGTGTGGGACGATGAGTTGCTCAGGGCTGAGATTGCTGGGGAGTTCGATTGGGCGGACAGGGAGGCAACAGAGGTCCGAGAGGTTGATTCCTCACTCTCACAGCGAAAATACGTAGACATCCACGATGATGAGGACAGAGCCCTCCTGGCCGCTGCTCAGAGGGCACGACGGGCGAGAATTTGGGCCGCTCAGCCCAAAGCCAAATTGATCCGAAAGTGCCTCGACTGCGGAAAAGCCTACACGATCCAACTCCCGTGGCGTAATTCGGGACGATTTCCGCTCTATTGTGTTCATTGTCGTACCGGCCGTCCTCAGACCAAACGCTCACAAGAAAACCGCACCCCGAGGGTCCCGGACCACTACTCACGACCCTCTCGGGGGGAACTGGTGCCCTATTGGTCAAAATGAGATCTGTGTAACGCTATATGTATGTAGCCCGCGCAACAATCTCGAAACACTCCACGTAGCAGCCGGCCCCCATCACTCCCACCCCCGGGGGCCGGCACCTTCCCTTCTGGGCCGTATCGGACAACGGATGTCCATCTACCTCACCCGTAGACTCATAGCTCTCACCAGTGTTGCACCTCGCCTCCCTCACGGGTGGCAACCCAGCAGCCCTCACAAGCATACGAAGTGGTTCGACTCCACTACGGCCCTCTAGATGCCCCCCTCCAAGAAGGTGATTTTCTTGCTTCACCCCGAGGCCATCCAATGGCTACGGGACGAGTCCTACCGGACGGGGGTGAGTCGTAGTGAGCTGGTCCGCCGTCTGCTGGACAGAGCGCGGGCTGAGAGCCCCTCAGGTGGGGTGGTGATGCCCCCCGAGCCGGTGAAGGCCGCCACGGCGCCAAAGAATGGCGGCAATGGCCTGTGGTGGATGAGTCGAGGGGGTGACGATGCCTAGGCCGTGCACCGTGTGTCAGCACCCCAGCAGGGACAGGATCGACGCAGCCGTCATCCGCAATCGCCCTACACGGGAAATCGCCAAGCGGTTCGGCCTCAGTCGGTCCGCTATTGCGAGGCACGCAAACCACTTGGATCGTAGCGTTTCCATGGCTGTATCGAGCCAAACGGGACAAGTAGTGGGACAATCGAGCCAAACGGGACAACCCGAGGCCCGGACCCTCCCGGACCCCATCGAAATAGGGGCTCCCCTGCTGGAGCAGGTCCGCTACCTCCACGCGCGGACTCTCCACGTGCTGGAAAATGTGACGGAGCCAAAGACAGCCCTCCAGGCCGTTAAGGAGGCCCGTGCCAACCTCGAATTCCTCGCCAGGCTCACCGGCCAATGGGTCGACCGCCACCAGGTCACCGGCACCGTCACTCACGAACTGGCCGATCTGGACGTCCCGGCCCTCAAGGCCAAGCTCAAGGAGCTGGAGGCGGACCTCAGCGCCATCGACACGGAGGGGGCCGATGTACCCGATACCGGATCCCTACGGGATCGCGAGGGGGCGCCGTCATGACCTCCCCGGTCGTAATCCGCAAGGCTACAGAGGCGGACCTCCCTCTCATCTACAGCTCATGGATTCGCAGCTATCGCACCGGGAAGGCTAGGAAGGGACTCCCCGGCCGGGGTGGAGTCAGGTACGCGGAGAGTCAGCACCAGATCGTCACCCGGCTCCTGTCCCGATCTGATGTCCGGGTGGCTTGCTACGCAAAAAACCCACAGCTCATCCTGGGGTGGGTCTGTCTGGAGCCAGAAACCAGCACGGTGCACTACGTCTACGTTAAGAGCGCCTACAGGGGCCTCGGGGTCGTGCGGGACCTCTTGGGCACCCTATTGTGGCAGCCCTGCCGCTACTCCCACAAGACCCGAAAAGTCCGGGCAATGGAGGGGTGGGTTTATCACCCCGAGGACAAGGAATGATTGACAACTCCTTAACCGAATTGAACAGGGCCAAGCTGGCCGCCTATCTGAGAGTCCTGGAGACGGGCCGCGCAGCCCTGGAGGGGTCACCCGATCCTGATGTGATCTCCGAGATGATGCACCGTCTGATGATGGTCGACGCGGTAGCGCGGGCATGGGTCGATCGGCTCCCGGATGAGGTGGAGGCCCGGGGTCTCTACAGGGATCTAGAGGCTCTCGTGCCACCCCCACCCCCAACCGTGGAGGATCTCATCGATTCCCTCCCACCACTAAAAAATAACGCGACCGATTACCTCGTGGAGAGCCTGGATCGCCTGCATGTAGGCCAGCTCTCCAGTGAGTGCATACCCGCATCAGTGAGCTTTCACGCCGTCTTGGCCTTTTATGACGCTGCGCAGCGTTTTCGTGAGGTCCTACAGGACGCCGTGGACAACGAGTCTACGAGGCTCGGCACCCCCCTCGGGGTCAAGCGTGACCCAATAGATGGGCACTACCTCCGGCGCGGCAACAACACAGATGATTTCGAGTTGCGTTTGGGAAGGCCCAAGGAACCCAAAGAATGAAACTCACGTCCGTTGAATTCCGCGAAAGCATCCGCCTCCCCCAGGTCCCCGGGGGCCGGGTCATCACGGGCCTGGTGGCCCGCATCGATGCCGGGGCTGAGTGGCTGCTGGATTACGATACCACGACCGGCTACGTGTTTGTGGCCCCGGTGGTGGCCCCGGACACGGTGGAGGCATTCTCGCCGTCCATCGTGAGGCGCGTTCGTTTCGCGCCCCCAGAGTCCGAGAAGAAGGCCACGAAGGGGAAGTAGATGAACCAACTCAGCATTGAAGAGGCTCATATCATCCTCCTCGGACTTAACGGATCCGAGGAAATACAAGCGTACACTGTCATCGTGGACTCGATCATCTCTCTACTGAGGGGGGACAGTACCGTCCGAGCAGAGTGGATAAAACAAGTAGAACCTGTGATAGCCTACCGGCGTGAGGTGGCCGCCCGGCGTGAGGTGAAGTAGATGCCCCCGAGGGTTCCACCGGATATGGCCCGTCTGGAGGCCGCTCACTCTCTGGGTGTCATCAGCACCCCGGAGCTGCTCCAGCTGGCCGGTATCCCGGATGTGCCCGTGGACCAGCCCCCCAGGATGAGGCAACGGCTCACCCCTCACAGCCCCCAGACGGCCTCACCGGCCACGTGCTGGGCTCGCCTGGGCTCGGATGCATTCGGGGACGGGGACACGGCTACAGCCCCCCTCACGGAGCCGGAACACACCGTCCAATGGGCAGTCCAGCAGATGCGGCGTGGGTGCAAGATGACACGGGAGGCATGGCCCAGGGGGTCAATGCTGTGGATTCAGGGGTCCTATTCCGGCCTGGAGGAGCGCCTACGCTTCCAGGGGCCGGGGACCCCTACATGTGATGCTGAGTTGGTGGTGTTCACAGTGGATGATATCGAGGCAACGGACTGGACGGTGGTGACCTAGATGCCGGCCACCCGAGAGCAGATCCAACAGGGGATCAAGGCCGTAGAGGCTGAGATTGCCCGTCGGACTCTGCCCTCTAGGGTCCTAGCGTCGACATTTGGCCCCCAGCGTGCCTTCGTGGAGGACTCTGCCCGGCTCAAGGCTGCTGTGTGCGGCAGACGCGCCGGGAAAACCTACGGGGTAGCGGCATGGCTCGTGCTGGGGGCTCTCCTGTACCCCCAGACCCACCAGCTCTACATCCACCTCAACCGCATGGAGGCTAAACGGACGATTTGGCGGACCCTGGTGGAGATGGACAAGGACTTCGGGATTGGCGGAGTCTTCAAAGAAGCGGACCTAGAATACCACACCCCGAACGGGTCCTTAATTCAGGTCACTGGCTGCCCCGACGCAACCCACGTCCACAACTATCGAGGTAAAGCCTACAAGAGGGTGGCGATCGATGAGGCCGCATCCTTCCCGGCCTATCTCACGCACTTGATCGATGGGGTCTTGATGCAAACCCTCTGGGACCATCAGGGGGACATGGCCCTGATTGGGACCCCCGGCTACACCCCCGTTGGCTACTTCTGGGGGGTCGCCACAGGGAAACAAAAGGGCTGGTCATCGAGCCACCATTGGACAGCCGAACAAAACACCGCAAACCCTCAGATTGCCATCGAAATGGAGGCCGAACGTGTCCGGCTAGGACGATCGAAGGACCACCCCACCTACCAGAGGGAGTCCCTGGGGCTATGGGTCGCAGATACAGGGATGCTGGTTTACCACGCGTTTAGCCCTGAGAGATCCACAGTGGATCGTCTGCCGGACCTCGGACCCTGGCACTACGTCCTGGGCATCGACATCGGCGCGAGTGAAAAAGTCCCCAGCACCGTCTACGCACTGCTCGCCTACTCGGACAGATGCCGGACCGCCTTTGTGGTGGAGACAGTGGGGGAGGCCGGTGCCACCCCCAGCTCTATCGCGGAACGTGTGGGTGCATATGACCAGCTCTATCGCCTGGAGGCCATCGTCATGGACGATGGGGGGCTAGGTGGCGGCTACATCAAGGAGATTCGCCAACGGCATCGGATTCCAGTAGAAGCCGCCGAAAAGAGCAACAAGAGGGGATTCATCGAACTCCTCAATGGAGACCTCCAGGGTGATGGGCTCCGCCTCGTAAACTCCGGCACCACCATGCTCCAGTCTGAGATGGCCGTCCTCCCATGGGCCGATGATACCAAGAAGGATGAAAAGGCCGGCGTCCCAAACCACCACTGTGACGCTGCATTGTACGGGTGGAGGCGATGCCGCCAATACCACGCCGTTCCGGATGGCCCCCCACCCCCGGCGCCGGGGACGGCGGAGTGGATGGCAGATGAAGAACGCCGGATGAGTGAGGCGATTGACCAGGAATACAGACGCAACAAAAACCAACCGTGGTGGCACCGGAGACCAGGACGTTGATTTATTTGGATAGCACGCTATCCTAGGAGGGATACATGCCAGATGATACTGACCAGACCATCTCACGGCTTCAAGCTGTAGCCGATTGGATGCGAGAAAACGGGGTCCTTGGCCTCCGTCTCTACGACGGAACCGAGCTACGCCTGGACCCCCAGTGGCGTCCGCATGCGGACACCATCCCGGCACCAGCCGATCCTGAACTCACCCCTGACCAGAAAATGAAGGAGCTAGTGGAGCTACGAGCCTCCACGGAGCGACGGCCCTTCCGCCACGTCCGGTTGACCCGGACGCCGGAGAGCCGTCATGCCCCGAAGCACGAGTAACATTGCCCTCTGGTGGACCGAGCCTAGGGACTCAGTCCACGATGCCATTCACGAGACGGTCAATGCGATCCGGACCCACCAGGGCCAGCGGATCGATGACCTGCATTTCCTGTGGCAATTGTACGGGGCCAAGCCGGAAAACCTCTACGGAGTCACCCACCTAGCCCTTGAGGGGGATGGGGACGGGGCACCACCCCTGCCCATCAATGTCGTGAGCCAGGTGGTGGATGGGTTCGTTGCCAAGATCGCCAAGGCGCGTCCCCGAGTCCTCCATGTCCCAGTCAATGGCGACTACGCCGCAAGGACCAAGGCGGAGGAAAGAACCAACTTCGTAGACGGGTGCTGGTACGAGACACGTTTCCGCCAGGATGCCCGTCTTGTGGCCCTGGAGGCCGCCGTCACAGGGACCGGCATCCTCAAGGCGTATGCCCAGGATGGGGAGATCCAGCACGAGGTTGTCCCCCCTGAGGAGCTATGGGTTGACCACCTGGATGCCCGCTACGGCGCTCCCCGGAGCCTGTACCAGAGGCGTTACGTGGACCGGGCAATCCTCTCCGCGCTCTACCCATCCAAGAGGGGCCAGATCGCGGAAGCCGGGGATGGTCGGGACCAGGATGACCACTTCTACGGCTATGCGTCGCAGTCCGATCAAGTCCTGGTGACCGAGGCTTGGCACCTTCCCAGCGCCAAGGGGGCAAAGGACGGCCGGCACGTCCTGGCCGTGGACACGTGTACACTGATTGATGAGCCGTGGACCTGGGACCGGTTCCCCTTTGCCGTTCTGAGGTTCAGTCCGGCCCGTGGTGGGTTCTGGGCATCGGGCCTCGTGGATGACCTCTACGGGATCCAGTCGGCCATCAGTGACCTCACGGAACAGATCCTGGTGGGCCTGAGGGAGGCCAAGGCGCGAATCCTCATCGAGCGGGGCAGCAAGGTCAATCCGACCGATTTCACCGATGACCTAGGTGCGGACATCATCGAATACACGGGCCGTCCTCCCGTCGTGGTGGTGCCTCAGGCCGTCCCCCAAGAGGTCTACAACATGGTGTGGGAGCTGGTCTCCCGTGCCTTCCAGCAAGTGGGTTTGTCCGAGATGACGGCCCAGGCATTGAAACCGGCCGGACTGGACTCCGGCGTGGCGCTACGCACCTACTCCGACATTGAGACCTCACGGCACGTCCTGGCCGGCTACGCATACGAGGAATGGCACCTAGACGTAGCGGACCTGGACCTCCGGGTGGCTGCCGAGCTGGCCCAAAAAGGGGAATACAGCGTCCTCTACGTGGGCCGGAAGTACGGACGACACACGGCCATCCGCATCAAGTTCTGGGAGCCCTCGGAGGGTGAGGAATACGTCCTCCGAGCATATCCCACCAGCCTCCTCCCCGAGACCCCGGCCGGTAAGCTGGCAATGATCGGTGAGCTGGAGGGCCGTGGATATCTCACCCCCGACGAGTCAATGGACCTGCTGGACCTTCCGGATCTGGACAGAAGCCTGGATCGTCGGACGGCCGGCCTCAGAACGGTCCTGTACTTCTTGGACTTGATCGTCACCGAAGGCACCTACACGCCTCCGGAGCCGTTCCTTCCGCTCCAGCTGGCTCTCCAGCTGGGCAGGGACACCTACCTCATGGGCATCCAGGACGGGATACCTGAGGACCGTCTCCAGCTCCTCCGTGACTGGATGGATGACTGCACTCGATTGCTGACTCCGCCCGAACCCCCACCAGGACAGGTCCCTCCCGAGGCGATGCCCCCGGAAGGACTCCCACCCGAGGCCATGCCCCCCGAGGCAATGCCCCCAGCACAACCCCCTACGCAGGTGATTCCCAATGGCTGACACAGAAGTACAGACCCCCGACACCACCCCGGCCACCGATGCAATCCCGGCCGATGCACGTGAGCAAGTCTTCTCCATGCTCGATGACCTTCCCGATGCAGAGGGCACGGAAGAGGACACAGACGCCGGGGAGGAGCAGACCGGGGACGAGACCTCCCAGGGCTCCGAAGAAGACCAAGAAGGGGCGGAGGAGTCCGAGGAACAGGCCAACCAAGAGGACCCCCGAGCAAAGCGCCATAGCCGGATGATCGCCGAAATGGCGGAGAGGGAGAGCGCCGTCCTGGAGGGGGAGGCCCGTATTCGCTCCCAGCAAGCGGCACTCCAGAAGGAAGCCCAAGAGGTCATCCAGTGGAAGGGCATCATCGCCAAGGCCAAGTCTGATCCCATGGGGTTCCTCCATGAGGCGGGAATCGACATCAACACCCTGACCCGCCAAATCCTCAACAGTGATGGAGCCCAGCAGCGTCTGGACCTCCCGTCCCCCGAGGTCCAAGCCCTACAGGCCAAGATTGCAAAGTTGGAGGCGGCCCAAGAGGAGCAGACCTCCAACTTCCGGCAACGGCAAATGGAGTCCGCCGTCCGGGCGGAGAAGGAGCGCCTCCAGGGCTTCGTGACTGAAAACGCCGGATCTTATCCTCTGCTATCGTCCCTCGATACGGAGGAGGTCCAGTCCGGAATGTTCGAAATTATGCGGAGCCACTGGCAAAAGACGCACACGCAACTTGACCCCAGCCGGGCAGCGCGTATAATCGAGGATAGGCTATCAGCCTACTATCAGAGGCTCGCGACGGCGGCATCAAAGCACACCGGAGCCTCTCAGAGCACTCAAGCCGCCCCTACTCCCTCAAGCGACCGGGACAACAGGACCCTGACTAAGAGTCATGGATCCAGGACGGCTCAGGACCCCCTTCTGATGTCCGATGACGAACGGCGTCAATGGGCTCTTGAGCAGCTCGATAGACTACCGGACTGACAACCCACTAGCTTGGACGCTAGTTCCCAGATCCGGGGTCAGAGAGGCAGACCCCAATGGTCGCTACCGTAACCACGCATGACGCGATCCTGAAGACCCTCGTTCCGGACATCAAGCTCATCCGGATGATCGAGGAAGACGAACCGTTCTACGGATTGTGCAAGAAGCGCACGGACTTCGACGGCAAGAAGAAGCAAGTCCCGGTCCGCTCGAACAACAACCAAGCCATTTCACCGAGCTTCTCGGTTGCCCAGGCCATCACGGCCGGCGCGACGAACATCGAATTCGACATCACCCGCACGGAGTGCTTCGGATTCGCGACCCTCGCCAACGAGCTGATCGAAGCGTCCAAGTCGAAGAAGGGCGCTTTTGTCGACGCCGTCGAAGACGAGGTCAAGAGCACGATGGAGACCCTCATGGGGTATCTCGGTGTCCTGCTCTACGGCAACGGCGGAGGGGCCATCGGGCAAATCTCCGACGTCACCACGACTCGAATCACCCTCACGGACCCCCGGGACTCGGTCAATTTCCACAAGGGCATGGTCCTCCAGTCGTCCCTCACGGACGGCACCAGCGGCGCGGTGAAGGCCGGCTCACACACGGTCTCAGCCGTGGATGAGGAGAACGGCTACATTGACGCTGCCACCAACTGGTCCACCGGCATCGCCACGATCGCCAACTCGGACTACCTGTTCCGGTCCGGCGGGTTCGGGTCCGTCATTGCAGGGCTCGGGGCCTGGTGCCCTTCCACAGCCCCCACCACCGGTGACAGCTACTTCGGCGCAGACCGCTCCGTCAACGCCACCCGGCTTGCAGGTACCCGCTACACCAGCACGGCCACCACGACCGAGGACGCCATCCAGGACGCCCTGGGGTATGCCTCCCAGCATCGCGTTGGCAAGCTGACCCACGGCTTTCTGAACGCCCAACGCTGGCACGAACTGGCGAAGGAAATGGGATCCCGTGTGGTCCGGGACGACAGCGTCAAGTCCAGAGCGACCGGATTCGGCTACGAGTCACTCGCCGTCATCGGCCCCAAGGGGGTCACGCGACTCCTGCCCTCCATCTACTGCCCCTACAACACGGCATTCTTCACTTGCCCGGAAAACTGGTACCTCGATGGCCTGGGGCCGATGCCTCAGATGTTCAAGTACGACGGGAAGTACATGCATCTGGTGCCTACGGCTGACCAGCGCCAGATTCGTTTCGGCTGGAAGGGCAACCTCTGGACGCCGTACCCCCACAACCTCGTCCGGTTGACCTTCAGCTGATTTGGCTGGGCCTAGCCCTGGCCCGTAAGGGGCCGGGGCTTGCCCTCAACCCTCTACTGAGGAGAGCGCTATGCAAGCAAGAGTACCAGCCAACACAATCGGCTATGAGGTCTTCACGATCGCGGGGTACTTCACTACGGACGGGTCCGGTGATGAGACCCTCGGGGAGTCGACGGGCGGAGCCTTTGCCGCTGTGACCAAGACCGCCACAGGAGTCTACAAGGTCACATTGAAGGATCGGTGGAAGCAACTCTACTCCGCCGTCCCGTCCTTCAAGGCCGGCACTCCGGCCACCTGTGAGGTCCACATTGCGGCCCATGACGTGGACCACGCCACGGCCCCCTACGTCACGGTCAATGTGTTCGATCACGCGGACACGGTGGACGCCCTCACGGACCTGGTCAACGGCGAAATCTACCTCACCCTCGTGGTGGGACGGAGGGCCGCCTGATGGGTAAGGGACTACTCACCATGATCGGCCTCGGTGGCCCCCCTGAGGACGCCGAAGAAGAGGCGACCGAGGCGACCGATTCCCTCAAGGACCGGAAGGTCACAGCAGCGGAGGAGGCCCTCCAGGCCCTCAAGGATGAGGACGCCGAAGGGTTCGCCGATGCCGTCACGGCCATCGTCCGGACTTGCCGCTTGGAACGAATGAAGGGCCGCAAGTCCGAGCCTGAGGAGGAATAGCCAATGACCCGTCCCGTAACCCTGGCGGCCCTCCGGGACGGTGCCCGTCTCCGGGCGGACATGGAGTCCTCCTCCTTCGTCACTGATGCGGAGGTGGAGGGCTACGTGCAAGCGTCCGCCACATGGCTCTATGACCTCATCCTCTCAGCCTGGGGGGAGCGTTACTTCTTCTTCCAGGACGATGTGACAACCACCGTAGGAAAGTCCTACGCCAACCTCCCGGATGACTTCTACCGCCTTTTGAAGGTGGGATGGGTCTCCGGTACAGCCACGGACCCCATCCGTCTGGAGCCCTACCAGGACGATGAGGAATGGTCCGACTACTGGGGAGTCACAGGCGGAGTCTGGAGCCGTAACAGTCCCCCCAGGTACCAGCTCCGGGGCAATCGCCTCTACCTGGACCCTGACCCCACCAGTGTGGAGACGCTCACGGTCCAATACGTCCCGATCATGCCGGAGATTGACGACACCGGCCCCCCTCCGGTGGCCTTTGAAGGTGTCAACGGGTGGGACGAATTCATTATCATTGATGTTGCGATCAAGCTTCGCATCAAAGAGGAGTCCGACGTCCGAGACCTCCAAACTGAACGCCAGCTCCAGATGCAACGCATCGAGCAAATGGCCCCCCGTCGTGATGTCGGACGAACCCACAAGGTTCAGCGTCGACGGGCAAGGAGGCTCCGCTGATGGCTGGTATTGTTGCCCCCATCCCGGCCTCCCTCTTGGCACATTTGGAGGATGCCAAGACCAACGCGGCAACCAAGGAGTTGGACAAGGTTGGTCAAGCACTTGCCAAGATTCCAATCTTGGACGGCCACCTCCACACGGTCACGCTCACGGCTTCGACTACCACCGTGCTCAACCACAAGCTGGGCCGTGAGCCTCGGGGGTGGATTGTGTGCGGAATCACAGGGGGCTCCCCGGCCTTCTATGAGTCCGCCTCAAACAAGCGCCAACTCACCTTTACCAACGTCTCCGGCTCGGACCTCACCGTCCGCCTGTGGGTGTTCTAACCATGCCCCTACGATGGCAGACAATTCCAGTTCCATTCGGCCAGGGCCTGGCCCAGGAGGCCGTGCCGAGCCTCGTGGCGCCGGGCAAGCTGGCCCAGGCGGACAATGCCCTCATCAACAAGATGGGCTCCATCGAGGTTCGCCCTGGCTTCCAGGCCATGCCCACGGATGTCTTCTACGAGCCCCTCAAGGGCACAGTGTCCCTCACAGCCATCCACCGATTGATCGGCCACCAGGGTGAAACTCTGCTGTCCGATGGCTACCGGTTCATGTCCTATTCGGAAGGTGAGGAGCAATGGAGGGACGTAGACAACGCCTACGAAGCGACCATTGCGGACCGGATCCAAGGGGAGCGTGGCCGAAACAACCTTAATGCAGAGGGGGATTGTGCCTACGTCAACGGCTACTACCTACACACCTGGTACAACTCCACCGAGGGCAAGATCCACAGCCGTTTCGTGGACGCTGTCACCGGTGCACGTTTCCCAGATATGGCATGGGATGCGGACCACCACTACCACCGGATCGTGGTCACCGGCACGACGGTGCATGTCTTCTACTACATTGACGCGACCACTTCGATCAAGGCCGTGACGTTCGACACCACCGACTTGGAGGCCACCCCCACGGTCACCACGGTAGCGGGTGGAGCTGACCGGTCCGGGGTATTCGACGCTTGCGCCGATGAGCTGGCCGGGGTCTGGAAGGTGTATCTGGCCTATGCCTACGGTGCCACGGAGATCCGGCTGGTGAAACTCACGGCTACTCTAGGGTTCACGGCCGCATCCACCGTGACGGCTGACCCCTACAGCAGCATCGGGATCACAGCCTCACAGGGTGGGTATATCTTCGTGGCGTACAACGCCACGGCAGGCGCCCTCACCGGGGTTTGCTACTTCTGTTACACGGAGGCCATGGCCCTGTCTGTGACTCCGACACAGATTGACCCTACAGGAGCCGTGAGGGCCGTCACCGTGGTGGATGTGGGGTCCCAGGCCCTCGTGGTCTACGAGACCCGAGACACCTCCTCAGGGACCGTTACTCCGGAGCTGAGGGCTCGATGGGTGGCTAGCTCTGGAGCCCTCGGGGATGGCAACCGAACCCACCGGATCGGGATACTATCGCGTCCCATCATCCACGAGGGTCAGCCGTATGTGGTGGCCTACTACCACGAGCGGAGCCACACCCCTTGGACGAACCATGATTGTCCAGGCTATCCAAATCGGTATGCATACCTCTTGCACATTGCCACCGGGCCTTGTGAGGACGTGGTGTCATAATGGTAGCGTGGACCTGTGAGACCCAGTGCCGGGTGGTGTCGAGGCTGGCGACCTTCTACGTGGGGTACCCCAACGATCTGAGCTACCAAACGAGCAACCTCTCAGTGGCTGGAACGAACAAGCACGTGGTCTCCGTGCCGATCAAGTCCAGCACGGTGGATGAGATTGATGCCTACCCGTTCATTCCGATGGATGAGGGGTTTGACCTCTACGTGATGGAGTTCGCGAACGACAAGACCCACCTCGCCACAGCCATCCAGGGCCAGGCCCTTCTGTCGGGGGGTGTCCCTGCCCTCTACGACGGACAACACCTATCCGAATACGGGTTCCATTTCGGTCCCTTGATCAATGCCGGGGAGGCTGGGGTCACCGAGTCAACCCCGGCCCCCGGATTCCTCACCCCCTCCACAGCCTACCAGTGGGTTGCGATCTACACGTGGCTGGACTCCGCAGGAATGCGGCATCAGTCGTGGCTCTCCAACGTTGCCACGCTGACCACCAGCTCATCCGTAACAGGGATCACAGCCACGCTGACCGTGTGGAATCTCACCCTCACCGAGCATGAGGACACCCTGGACCCGTCCCAGCCGGTGATGATCGAATTGTACCGAAAGGGTGGGACCACGGACGGGTTCTTCCACTTGGACCAGGTGGTCACGAACGATCGGACTCAGCCCAACCAATACGTCGTATCCTCCATCTCGGATGCGGACATCCAGACCAAGGAGATCCTCTACACGGAGGGTGGAGTCCTGGAGGACACCACGGTCCCGGCATGCCGTCACATCGTAGCCAACGGGGACCGGGTCTGGGCAATCAGCGCCGATGACCCTGAGTTCGTTTGGCACACGAAGATCAACGGCCGTGACCAACGACTCCCAGGGTTCAATACGGACTTCGTTCAAAGGACTGAAATCGGCTCGGGTTGCACGGCCCTCGCAAGCCTCGATGACAAATTGATTGTGTTCAAGGAGAGCAGGGTATTTGCCTACGTAGGCAATCCCCCGAACAATCAAGGACAGCCAGGCTCCCTCAATGGCCCGATCTTGATCTCGGTTGCCACTGGGTGCATCGACCCCCGAAGCGTCTGTAATTGCCCGGCCGGGGTTGTGTTCCAGGCCCGTGACAGCCTCTACGTGCTCTCAAGGGGCCTGGAGGTCCAGAAGATCGGCGGACCCGTAGAGGACACGCTAGCCCTATATCCAGTGGTCACCAGTGCAGTTCATGCCGAAGCCCTGGAGCTGGTCCTCTTCACGGTGAGCAACGCGGGAGGAACGGAAGGGGCAACCCTCGCCTGGCACTATCAGATCAATGAGTGGACCGTTTGGTATACCCAAGACAGCCGATCAACCGCGAAGTGGCCGGCCGTCACCGGGGCAATGTGCCACCGGGAGGGCGTCCCGCGCTACCACCAGGGCCAGGCGGACGGCCTGCCCCTGTGGATCGATCCGTCCTACTACCCTGACCACGACGGCACGGCCCGGACCTTCACGGCTACCACCCCTTGGTTCCAGTTTGCTCAGGTCCAAGGGTTCCAGAAGGTCCGGCGCGTGTCCTTCCTGGGCACCTATCAGAACGTCCACAGCCTTGATTTCAAGGTTTATTATGACTTCGACATAACCACTTACGACACCTTCACGCTGACCTCCACGGAGGTGGCTGCCCTCGTGAAGGGTAGTAGGGAGCAGATCGGAATCCACCTTGGCAAGAAGTGTGAGGCGATCCGCATCGAGGTCACGGCAACGAAGGACGGACTCGGCACGGGCCGACTGGTCAGGTGGGAATCGCTCCTCTTGGAGCTTGGCGGCAAGGGTGGATCGTTCCGCCTCCCAGTGGGGGCTAGGAGATAATCATGGGACTCACTGATTGGGTATCAGGTGGCGGACAGTACGAAGAGGATCCAGTCCGTAGGGCACAGTACACACACGAGAGGGACAAGCGACGGGAATCCGTTGCTGGTGCTGCTGCTCTCGATGACCAGTCACGGGCCAATCAGGATCGCATGGCCCAGATTTACGGGGATCGCATCGAGGGCAAGTCCCCCTCCGTGGCTTACGAGCAGATGCAAGCTCAGAATGCTGAGAACAAGCAACAGCAGCTTGCGATGGCTCGTTCCGGAGGCGGAGGAGCCCTCGGACAAGCTGGTGCAATGCGGATGGCACAGCAGACAGCAGCCCAACAGGACGCGACCCTCAACCGCAACGCTGGACTTGTGAGAGTCCAAGAGCAGGCCAACGCTGAAGCTGGCTTGGCTGACCTGTATAACACCCAGAGAGCTGGAGACCAGGCCAGGATGGGTGCCTACATGGGATATGAGGGCCAGCACGACACGGCTTACAACCAGGCCAAGGCTGCCGAAATGCAGAACTATGAGCAATACGCCGATCGGCGCCGTCAGGGCGCCGGTGGCCTCATGACCATGGGGGCATCGGCCCTGGCTGCCGGGGTCGGATTCAGTGACAAGACCGTGAAGGAAGACATTCGACCCACGTCCGACGATGACCTGGAGGACTTCCTGGAGGCGGCCAAGACCTACTGGTACCGCTACAAGGAAGGCTCCGTAGCCGATGACGGTGGACGCCTCCACATCGGCCCAATGGCCCAGGATTTGGCGAAGTCCAAGGTGGGTCAGACCATGGTGGAGGAGACCCCCTCCGGCAAGCTCGGGGTGGACATTGACGGGGCCTACGGTGCCTTCCTGGCCGGCCTTGGTCAGGTATCTGAGAGGCTCGATGCCCTTGAGGGCAAGAAGGGACGCAAGTGATGGCATCCCCCGTTTGGTCACGGCCCACGGACTCCGGCGCCTACGAGTTCGGATTCGATGATGGCACCACGACCCTTCTGCCGCCCACCCCCGCTGTGAAGGAGAAGGATGCGGCCCTCCCCAATGGGCCGGACACTTCGGCGCTTGCCGGGGCCGTGGAGGGCTCGGACCCCATGGCCGGGGCAACGGCCCAGAACGATGCATCGAACCCCGAGGGGCTCTATTACGATGACCCCACTATCTTCGATGCCCCTCCGGTGGCATCCCGGCCCACTGAGCCAAAGAGGGAGACGGATGCCGAAGCCTACGCACGCCTCAATGGTGCATCGGATGGATCCAGTGCCCCTAGCGGTGCTGGTGGGATGAGTGG